AATGCAACAAATATTTTTAAACAATCTATAAAATCGCACGAAATGCGAAAAATATTGTTGACATGCATTTTTTAATAGGGTAATATCTAAATAAAGGTAGTCGCGTATAAGCGACAAATAAGAAAAGGGGGGAATAGATATGGTGAATATCAGAAAGCTGAAAGCTAAATTAGTGGAAAAAGATATTTCCATTATTGAGTTAGCCAATGTACTTGGGATTGATAAATCTACAGTATATAGAAAGCTTAATAAGTCTGGGGAAAACTTCACAGTAAAAGATATTGAAAAAATTTCTAAGGCGCTATCTTTAACTTATGATGATATTAATAATATTTTTTTTACAGATATAGTCGCATAATATGCGACAAATTATGAGTTAGAAAAG